ATCTGTTAAATCACAAATGCCAAATTTATCGGAAGATGAATTTAAATATAATTATAATTATTTACTTGCTCAGACTCATATAAATCAAAATATTATGAGTTATTGTCAAAGTATAAGTCACTATTATGTAAAACCAAAAATAACTTGGAATATTACTAAAGTAGATAGTCAATATTATTTTGCTGAAAAAATATGAACGTTTCTTTAATTTGTGCTTGTAAGAATAGAAAAGATCCATTAATTATTTCCTTAAATTCTTGGTTAAAATATGAGAATATAAAAGAAATAATTATTGTTGATTGGAGTTCTAATGATACAATCGAAGATCTTGTAGAATTAGATTCTAGGATTAAAGTTATAAGAGTTAATGATCAAGAGCATTTTAATTTATCACATCCTTTAAACCTTGCTGCTGGTATTGCTTCAGAAGAATACATTTTAAAAGTAGACACTGATTACATTATCAATCCTTATTATAATTTTTTTGATGATTATAATATAGGAGAAATAGAATTTGTATCTGGAATACATATTTGTGAAAATTTTGAGTACTGGTGTGAAGAAACACAAACATATAATATTAAATTGGCAGAATCATCTTCCGAAGAATTATTTGAATATATTTCATCATATAGTCCTTTCTTTAAATATTTAAAAGGATTATTGCTAGTTAAAAGAAGTCATTTTGAGTCTATTGGTGGATATGATGAGTCCATACAAAGTTATGGATGGGAAGATGATAATATATCTGAAAGACTAAAGTTATTTGGATTAACTCAAAGAAAAATTAAAAATGATTTGACTTTAATTCATATTCCACATCCAGATAAAAATAGATATGAGCACTGTAAAAATTATGATCCGGAAGTTGAGAAATATTATGAAAATAATCTCTCAAGTCGTTGGTGTGGTAATGATTTAAAATGGCAAACTGAGTATATTGTTGTTCAAGATCTTATAAAAAAAAATAAAATTTATAATGATATTGTTGAATATAAAGTTGATAATTCATCACAATGGCAAATAGAGGAAAAGAAAATTAATTATTTCCATGCTAAAATAGTAAAACAAGAAAAATTAGAAGAACATTTAATTGAGAAAGATATGAAAAACAAATTGGAAGGGTTTCCTAAATCAGTATGGTATGCATCTTTAGAGGAAAGTGTTGAAAGAAGAGAAAATTTTGAGTCTCAATGTAAAGAATATAATATAAAAGCAATTCCCTTAGTATCTAAAAGATTGTCAGAATCAAATGATATTATAAAGGGTGAAAATGTTTATCAATTAAATGATGGAACCAAAGGATGTTGTGTTTCACATTTAAAAATGATAAAAGAATGGTATGAAAACACCGATGATGATTATGGATTTTTTGCAGAAGATGACTTAAGTTTTGAAACCGTTCAATATTGGAATTTTTCTTGGGATGAATTTCTGGAAACTATTCCCGATGATGCTGATTGTGTTCAGTTATTAACTATTCGTGAAAACTATGATACATTTAATTTGAGGGAAAGGTATTGGGATGATTGGTCCGCAACTGCATATATTTTAACTAGAGATTGTGCCAAAAAAATAATTGAGGCACATATAAAAGATGATGAATATCATTTATATGTTCCAAATCAAAACATCATGCCTTTGATTGAGAATATTCTTTTTGCTAGTCATGGAAAAACTTACACAATACCTTTATTTGTTGAAGAAACAAATTTTAAATCTACATTCATTGGGAATGATGATGATGTGAGTAATGGACAAAAAAATAACCATTACATTGCAAATAAAAAAGTTTTGTCATGGTGGAAATCAATTCACGAAAACTCAAATCAAGATGATAAAAAGTTGAATGTTGTAGATTGTTTCACATATTTTAATGAAAAAGAAATTTTTGAATTGAGAATTAATTTATTGAAAGATTATGTTGATAAGTTTATTGTTTGTGAAGCAAACTATACTTTTAGTGGAAATCCTAAGGAGTATACATTAAAAGAAACAATCAAAGAACTTGGATTACAAGACGAAAATATTGAAGTAATAGAAGTTGATTTATCTCCAGAAAATCTTGGAGAACCAACAGGATTTGATAATCTTTATCATCCTGGAATACCATCAAAAGAAAGAATACAAAGAGATGCTCTTTCTAAATGTTTAGAAACAAATAATTTTGATGACGATTGTGTTTTTATTGTGAGTGATTGTGATGAAATTATTAATCCAGATTATATTCCATTAATGTGCAATCTTGTAAGAAGTGAAAGAGACAAGATATTTAAAGTTGATTTAATTCATTTTGAGGGAAGAGCAGACTATAGAGTTTATAATAAGGATAATACAATTTATGAGTGGAGATATTCTTTATTTTTCTGCCTTAAAGAACATATGAAAAATACTAGTTTGAATGATATTAGATCTGTTTTTTACATTCCATATCCAATTGTTTGGCCTCATACTGAACCAAGAGAAGAAAATGGTCAATATATTCCCGGCAAAATAATGAATGATATGGGATGGCATTTTAGTTGGATGGGAAATAATAAAAATAGATTATTTAAATCACAATCATTTAGTCATTCTGATCAACCACTTGATTATCTGTTACATGGAAAATATTCAGATGATAAAATGAAAAAATTTATTGAAAATTATAAATTTGAAGAAAATAATATTCCACCTTGTGGAGATTTCAATAAAATAATAAAACCATATCCAATAGAAAAATTACCAAAAATTATATTCGATTTACCAAGAGTAAAAAATTTCTTATTACCTGAAATTGAAATAAATGAAAACTCTGATATTGAAAAATTACTTACTCTTTTTTCTTTAGATACTGAAAATCCAGAACATAATTTTAATCTTGCACTTTGGTATGAAGAAAAAGGACATACTGCTCCTGCATTGTCTTACTTTTTAAGATGTGCAGAAAGAGCAACTGAATCGGATAAAAATTTAGCATATGAAGCTTTGTTACATGGATCTCATTGTTATGCTAAACAAGGAACTAGAGATGAAAGTGTTAGATCTTTACTATGGCAAGCGCAAATGTTTCTTCCCCATAGACCAGAAGCATATTATTTATTGGCAAGATTTGCACAACGTAAAGCTTGGTGGCAAGATTGTTATGTTAATTCCGATTTATGTTTGAGATTATGTGACTTTGATGTTCCACCATTGAGGACTGATGTTGAATATCCAGGAAAATATGGTATACTATATTTGAAAGCTGTTTCTGCTTGGTGGTGGGAAAAAGGAAATGAATCTAGAGCACTTCTTCAAGAAATTAAAAACAATCATAAAATTAGAGAAGAAGATTTTCAACCTATTCAAGAAATGCTTCTTAACTTAGCCACTGGACATATTTCTGAACATGAAATTAAATATGATAAAAATAGGGGTCAAAAATTAAGATTTGACTTTAAAGGATCCGAAAAAATTGAAAGAAATTATTCACAATCATTTCAAGACTTGTTTATTTTAACAGCATTAAATGGAAAACGTAATGGTTTATATTTAGAAATAGGTGCACAAGAACCTTTTTATCAAAATAATACTGCATTATTAGAAACTGAATTTAATTGGGATGGAATTTCTATAGAGATAAAAGAAAATCTATGTAAGATGTTTTCTGAACAAAGAAAAAATAAAATTATATGTGCAGATGCTACGCAAGTAGATTACTTGAATATTTTAAATGAATTTGATAAGGGTACAGTATTTGACTATCTTCAGTTAGATTGTGAACCGTCCGAAGTTACTTATCAAATTCTATTGAAAATTCCATTTGAAACATATAAATTTGCAATTATAACTTACGAGCATGATCATTATGTAGATCTTACAAATTCTTATAGAACTAAATCGAGAGAATATTTGGAAAGTAAAGGATATAAGTTACTTGTATCTAATGTTTCTCCTAATGAGTGTAGTTCATTTGAAGATTGGTGGTATCATCCAGACTTATTAGATTATGAAACTGTACAAAAATTAGAAAATATTAGTGAAGTCACAGATGTTAGATCTTATATGATTCAAAAATAATATAAATTATTATAAATTTTAAGAAAATTATGAATTTTACAGTTTATTCAAAAGAAAGTTGTCCTTATTGCACAAAAATCAAACAGGTGCTAGAATTGTCTGAGTGTAAACATGTTATTTACACTTTAGATAAAGATTTTACTAGAGAAGAGTTTTACTCAGAATTTGGTGAAGGATCTACATTTCCACAAGTAATTTATGGAGATAAAAAATTAGGAGGGTGTGTTGACACAATCAAATTCCTCAAAGAACAACAAATTGTTTGATGATACTATAAATACACATAAGAACCCGAGTGTCAATCGGGGTATTGAACTTATTCTTAATGGAGGTAAAAGAAAGCAAACGTATCCTTTCCATATCATCTTTGAGAAGATGGTTTGCTTTCTTAAACGGGAAGTAACCGTCTATTTTGAATTTTCCTTAAAGGTAAGGAAAAAGTAGTAGTTTCCCGGAGAAAAAAATGTTAGCAGTCAGTCTAGTATTTGGTTCATTTTTAACAGTTTTGTTTCTTATAGTGGGACTTATAGGTGGATGGGTTGCTAGAGAATATATGATGAACTATCGGGAAATTCCACGACCTCACCCCGAAATGTTTGATGGACAGGGAAATTTAATTCCAGATGAGGTAATTGCATTTAATTTTGAAAACTATCATGACTACAACGACACAGAAGAAGACGACGACGAGATCTAAATCAACAACCACTACAAGTATTGAATTGCCTTCAAATCCTTTTGTATTTGAAGTCTTTAACTTGGCGTTAAAGCAGAAGACAAATTCAAAAAAAGTAGAAGTTCTTCAAAAATATTTTCATCCATCAATTCAAACTCTTTTTGTTTGGAATTTTGATGAAAGTATTATTTCAGCACTTCCTGTAGGAGAAGTTCCTTATGCAAGTGTTGGAGAACAAAATTCTTTTAGTGGAACAATTAGCGAAAAAATTAATGACGCTGTTTACAAAATGCAAGAACTTGGGTCAAATTCTCTTGGATCTCAAGATCAAGGACGTTCTTCCATCCGTAAAGAGTATCAAAAGTTTTATAATTTTGTTAAAGGTGGAAATGATTCTTTAAGTTCTCTTCGCAGAGAAACAATGTTCATTAACTTACTTCAAGGATTACATCCTCTTGAAGCTGAAATTTTATGCCTTGTTAAGGATAAAAAATTAGAAACAAAATATAAGATCACAAAAGAAATTGCAAGTCAGGCATATCCTAATATTCAATGGGGAGGGCGTTCTTGAGTATGAGTCAATATAATGAGGTAATTGAGAGAACCCAAAATACAAAAAAGCATATGGATCATTGGACACCAGTAGAAAAAGAAACCTGCAAGTCACGCTACGGGTGTGATATCCTAATTGAAAACAGTTCTTATGCTGATGTTTGCACCAAAGATGCTCCAAATGATGCTTATATTATAAAGTATCTTGTTGATGAAAAAATTTGTTTTGATCTTACAAGAGGAACTAGAATTAAATTATTTGATATGTATTGGGATAAGTTTCGTGAAAACTTAAAGAGTATTGATTTTGGATATGGTAGAGTCAATCCGAAACTCTGGGGATATAAATCTCCAGAAAAGAAAAAGCGTAAGTGATTTCCCAGAACCTGGAAAAAATTTCCAGGTATTTTTTTGCCCCTTAAGATTTTATAAATTGTATAGTTTGTTACAAATCGATATTGCTAAATATGCGTAACAAGGGTATAATACCCTTACGTTCATCCAGGAAACTGGACGCAAGTAGGACGGCGCAACGGATTCGTTGATCCCAAAAAGGATGCAAACCGCCCAAAGGAACGGGACTAATCATCTCAATCTGGAGGAAAATCCTAATGTCTAAAGTTATTTACAGAGGCGTAGAGTATGATACTCAAAAACGCATTGAATATCAACAACAGATGATGCAACAACCCCAACAGTACAACGAAACCTATCGTGGGGTTAAGTTTGTAAAGGAGGGGCACAAATGAAAAAACTAAACTTCCTTCAACTTATTAAAGAACAAAAGCAAAAAGAAGATCGTCGTTATAAAGCATTGCTTGTAAATGCAGGAGCAAAGTGATGTTAATCATCGCACAAATTACAGTGGCATCTGCTACTTTTATTACACTATTATCCCTGTACGTTCAGTGGATTTCTAAGTAATCGCAAGATTTTAAAGAGGGGTTGATCCCCTCCTTTTTTTATGGTAAAATGGGTTGAGAGAATATTATCTTATGGACAAAGAAAAACTTAAACTCATCGTCCGTAATTTGGAACTCTTAGTTGACTCTTTGAAAGCAGAAGTATATTCTGATGCTCAGAGTTATCTAAATTATGATGAGGTAAAAAAAGGATTGCACCACGATTATGACGAAATCTTTGACGACGATGATGGGTACGCGGATTAGTAGAGCAAAAAAACTTGTTAAACTTCTAGAAAGACTGGTTAAACAAGAACATCTTTATACTGCTGAAAAAATTATAGAGATGAAAGCACAATTGCGAGTAGTAAAGGAAGAACTTGCAGACTTAGAAACAAAAATTTCAAAAGGATTTGGAAAGAAATGAAACCAATTAAAGCAAAAGATCTTCTTGAATTGGATAAAGAGATGAAAGTTGTGATGCTTAGTCAGACACAACTTCCACAAACTCTTGTATGGCAAGGAGGTAAGAATGACTATTCTGAAGACCCTATTCATACCAAACTTCCACCAAATGAAAATGAATGTGGTAAATGGGTTATTGAGCAACTACTTGCAAATGAACGTGGGCACTGGGGTCCATTGGAGCATCCTGCGATTACTTTGGACTGTGTTGGATTTGTTCATAATGTAATCGTTCAGGCACGAACCCATCGTGTTGGTGTATCATTTGATGTCCAATCCCAACGATATACTGGTCGTCGTGTGTTGAAAGTTGCAAGTGGAGAACTTAAACCAGAAGAGGTTTATTATGTGCGTCCAGAAGGTCTCTATCTGGACCGTAAAGGGCATAAGTATGAATGGACGAGGGAAGATTACGAAAGGCAGTTAAAGTTCTGTCTGGCAGCATCTGAGAGATATGCAGAAGGTTATAATACTCGTGGTATGGCAGAGGAACATCTTCGTGATTATCTTCCACAAAATATTCGTCAGAATTTTGTAGTTTCATTCTCACTTCGTGCTGCACTTCACTTTCTTGATCTTCGTGCAAAGTTGGATGCTCAAGTAGAAATTCAGGCACTTTGTGAAGGTATGGTTCCTGTGATTAAAGAATGGGTTCCTGAGATTTTTAGTTATTATGAAGAGAAGCGTCTTCATAAAGCACGTTTGAGTCCCTAATCTAAATAATCGTACATATTATTTTAACAAATGGCAATTTATCCGCTTATTCACAAAGAAACAGGTGAAAAAAAGGTCGTCGAAATGAGTGTCAACGACATTATGCAATGGTATAAAGACAATCCTGAATGGAAGAGAGATTGGTCTGAAGGATGTGCAAGTCCAGGAGAAGTTGGAGATTGGAAAAATAAACTAATTTCCAAAAACCCTGGATGGAATGACGTATTAGATCGTGCATCAAAAACTCCTGGTTCAACTGTAAAAAAAATCTAGTATGACAAGAAAAAGAAGGACGAATGACCAACCAATTGGTGTTGGTTTAACAACCCGTCAAATGAAGCGTAGAAAACCACTTAGTTCTGATTATTTGATTGATATTGATCCTCTTACTGATAATCAGAAAAAACTTTTTGACTCATATGCTAATCAAAAACATTTAGTTGCATATGGTTGTGCTGGAACAGGTAAAACTTTCATCACACTTTATAATGCGCTTAAAGAAGTTTTAAATGAAAGAACTCCTTATGAAAAAGTTTATATTGTTCGTTCACTAGTCGCTACTCGTGAAATTGGTTTTCTTCCTGGAACATATGAAGATAAGTCTGATATTTACCAAATTCCTTATAAGAATATGGTAAAGTATATGTTTCAAATGTCTACTGATTCAGAGTTTGAAATGCTCTACGGTAATCTTAAAGGGCAGGAAACAATTAAATTTTGGAGCACTTCTTTTCTTCGTGGAACTACTCTTGATAATTCAATTATTATTGTGGATGAGTTTCAAAATTGCACAAGTCATGAATTAGATTCAATCATTACACGTATTGGAGAAAATTCTAAGATTATGTTCTGTGGAGATGCAACTCAATCGGACCTTGTAAAAACTAATGATAGGAATGGGATTATTGATTTTATGTCTATCTTGCGTAAAATGCCATCGTTTGATATAATTGAATTTGGTGTAGATGATATTGTTCGTTCTGGACTTGTTAAAGAGTACATTATTGCAAAAATGGAAGCAGGATTTTAATGTTTAATCATATTGATGTGAATCTTCCTTGCCTTGAAAGGGAGACTATAGATGGTGTTCGATATTATAAAGTTCCAGATGCTGAAGAGTTACTTAGACTTGTTTCTATTACTTCTGTAACAAGTCATAAAAATCGCCAGTTTTTTGCAAACTGGCGTAAAAAAATTGGTGAAGAAGAAGCAGATAAAATTACACGACAAGCAACAAGTCGTGGAACTGACATGCACAGTTTGGTAGAACATCATCTTAAAAATGAAAATCTACCAGAAGTTCAACCTTTGTCAGAATTCTTATTTAAAATTGCTAAACCAGATTTAAATCGTATAAATAATGTTTATACTCTTGAAGGTTCTCTGTATAGCAAAGTTCTTGGAATAGCGGGAACAGTAGATTGTATTGCGGAGTTTGATGGCGAATTAGCAATAATCGACTTTAAAACATCTAAAAAACCAAAACCACGGGAATGGATTGAACATTATTTTGTTCAGTGTGTTGCTTACGCTTGTATGTTCTATGAACTAACAGGTATTCCTGTCAAAAAACTTGTAATTATTATGGCTTGCGAAAATGGAGAATGCGTCGTTTATGAAGAAAGAGACAAATCAAAGTACATCAAACTACTCACCCAATACATTAGAGAGTTTGTTAGAGATAAATTGGAATCATATGGAAAAAAATAAAGAGTTAGAACAAGCAATACAAAATAAGTTTCTTACACCTTCCAAATTTGCATTGGAAATTGAGAACATAGTTGCAACTGAAAATTTTAATTATATTGATGCAATTGTTCATTTTTGTGAAATTAATAGTCTTGAAGTAGAATCGGTTACAAAACTTATTTCAAAACCACTCAAAGAACGATTAAAGTGGGACGCAACCCGTCTTAACTTTATGAAGAAAACATCGCGTGCCAAATTGCCTTTATGATCGTGACTCCTTTTGAAACTTATCAACATTATTTGTCACTCAAAAATCATTTCACAAATCCAAAATACGACTTCTTTAAATACGGTGCGAAAACTCGCGCCAGTATCACTTCGTTTAACAAACGAAAGGACAAATACTGGTTCGAAAAAACTTCGCGTAAATATTCTGATAAAGAAGTCGTAGATTTTCTTGTATCAAACTTTGTAGCATCAGACACACCTGGCAACTTATGGATTGGAGAGATTATCAATTCTGGAGAAAGAAATTACGCAGATTGGATGCGGAGACAACAGAGTTTGACTTACTTGTTCAAAGAGCAAAGCAACGAATTGTTCTCGGAGATCAAATTAGAGGATGCCTTGAACTGTTCCAAAGGTCATCCACCAGTTCTCAAAAAATTTCTAAGCGGGCAATTATCTATAGAAACTTTAACAATTTACGAAAAAATATTCCATTTTTCAAACTCTTTTGATAAGAATCTTTTAGATCCCATATGGGAAACCGTAAGTTTAAAAATTAAAAAATATAATCCATTTCTAAATATTGATATGTTCAATTATAAAAAAATTTTACGGGAAATTATCAATGAGTAGCTTTTTCGATTCCGATATTATTCAAGACGAACTGAAAGAAATCAATAAGTTACAAGAACAAATTTACGGAAGTATTCTTACTTTCGGTATGATGTCCCGTGAAGATAAATTAGAACATATTGAAAAACTGTCCCTCTTGCTAGAAAAGCAGAGAGTGATGTATACTAGGTTATCTCTCTCAAACGACCCAGAAGCGGTTGAGATGAAAGAGAATCTTCGCAAATCAGTTGCAATCATGGGGTTTTCCCCTGAAACTGATATGCAAGTTTTATTCACTAGTATGACAAAAACGATCGAATCCCTCAAGAAGTACCTTGACTGATCCTCCGAATCCTGTTATACTATCCGAGTAATCCCCCGAATCCAAACTATCCGAGGTATCCAAATGGCATTTGCCGATCTTAAAAAGCAATCTAAACTTGGTTCTCTTACCGAAAAACTGGTGAAAGAAGTAGAAAAAATGAATAGTTCTAACAGTTCTTCCGATGAACGTGTATGGAAGTTAGACTGTGATAAAAGCGGAAATGGGTATGCAGTAATCCGATTCCTTCCCGCTCCTGATGGTGAAGATCTTCCTTTCGTGAAAGTTTACTCTCACGCATTTCAAGGTCCTGGCGGTTGGTTAATTGATAACTGCCTGACAAGTATCAATCTGAAGTGCCCTGTTTGTGAGCACAACTCTGGTCTGTGGAACAACGGTACTGATGCTGGTAAAGAAGTTGCCCGTAAGCAAAAGCGTAAACTGACCTATGTATCTAACATCTATGTGGTGAAGGATCCTGCTAACCCCGAAAATGAGGGTAAAGTGTTCCTCTTCAAATATGGTAAGAAGATCTTTGATAAGATCACCGAAGCCATGCAACCCGAATTTGAAGATGAATCTCCGATTGATCCTTTTGACTTCTGGCAAGGTGCTAACTTCAAACTGAAGGCAAAGAACGTTGCTGGTTATCGCAACTATGATTCCAGTGAATTTGCCTCTCAGAGTGCTCTTCTGGATGATGATGATGCACTTGAAGCAATCTGGAAGAAGCAATACTCTCTTGCAGATTTTATGTCCCCCAGTGAGTTTAAGACTTATGAAGAACTGAAGAAGCGTCTCAGTTCTGTCCTTGGTGCTAAGTCTGTTCAGATTGATGAAGAAGTTGATGACGAAGATGATCATCGTGGTTCTACGAAAGAACTTGATGATGATCTCCGATCTGAACTGAACAATCTGAAACCCACTCGTCGTGCTGCTGCACCAGTGGAAGATGATGACGATGATGCTCTCTCGTATTTTGCTCGCTTGGCAGAAGACTGATTATCTACTATAATATGGGGGAGGCAAGGGTCTCTCCCTTTTTTATGAAGTCTGATTTTTACATTGACCGAATTACTAAGCACCAAGCAGGAGAACTGTTGCTAAAGTATCATTATCTTAAGGATATTTCTAAAGGATTTAAGTCTGGTTATAACTACGGTCTCTTTAAAAAGAACGAGTTCTCTCCTCTGAATATTGGTGGTCTTCAGGGAGTTTGTATCTTTACTGGACTGCCAGTACCCGAAATCGCAAAAGGAGCATTTGGACTTGAGAGGAACGAACAACAGGGACTTTTTGAACTTTCACGGCTCTGCATTCACCCAGACATCCAATCTGGGGAGCATAATATCACTTCTTGGTTTGTTTCAAGATCGATTAGACAGTTACGAAAGGATACTGAAGTTAAAGCAATCATCTCTTACGCTGATAGTGATTTCCATAATGGTACAATCTATCGCGCTTGTAACTTTAAGTATTGCGGACTCACAGACCCAAAGAAAGATTTCTACTATGCAGACGGAACTAAACACTCTAGAGGCAAAATTAAAGGTGCTGCAGGAGAATGGAAAGACCGCTCCCGCAAGCACAGATATGTGATGATTTTTGATAAGAATTTAAAACTCTTATGGTAATGTGTTATAAGTATTTTCAGTTCTAATAGTTTGTTGATCAATATATTGAGAAGATTCATCATAAAATAATTCTCTTCTCATATCTTTAAGGGCAGTTTGAAGATACTGTGGTTTTAAAAGATAGATTAAACTTTTTTCATTATTCTTTATTGTTTCATATTCGTAATTACTAATTCCAACTACAGGATTTAGTGTTTGTAAAGGTGAATTTGGATTTGATATTGTAAAATTTGAATTTACAATTTGACCAGCAGAAAGTATTAATCTTCCATTATTATCTTTTACTTCTTTTGTTTCATAATGGTGAATAGAA